GGCGGCGCTGGAGAAAAAGGTAATAGATTACTAGGTGGCCCTGGTAATGCAAGATATTTTTCTGCAACATATGTCCCGGCCACCACTCCTTCACCTACAGGGTATCATAATTATATACTTACAACTCCTACGGCAGGCGCCGGAACTTATAATATTGCCGGGTTTGATGGCGGTACCGGTATGCTTATTTCTGCAGGATCTTGGTTAGCAAATATAAATTTAGATTTGCAACAGAACAATCTGATTACTGAAAACGGAGCAATTCTCGGTGGTCTAGGAAATCCTACTGGCAATGGTGGTGAATTTTATATAGGCGGCGGGGGAGGTGGCGCTGGAGCATTAATGGCATCCTCTAACGGCAACATCCCGGGCAGCGCCGTTAACGGTGGCGGTGGTTTTGGTGGATCGTATCAGGCATCGGGCGGCACTGGGGGCAAAGGCGGTGGCGGAAATGGGGCTTTACATTATAGTTTACTTGTGTCAACTGGTACTAATGCATTAAATGCAATAGATGGCGACCCTACTATTACTAGTATAAGTAATAATACTAACGGGTCACAATTCGGTACAATGCAGGATCTTTATAGCGGATCTAATAGTTATTCGGATTTCATATCCAAATTACCTTCAAACTGGGATTATAGAGATTATTTTCATGGTGAAGATGCGAAAAGATTTACTGGCAGCGGTGGCGGTGGTGCTTATAGATCGGGATCAAGAATAACTCCTGCACCTGGTACATCAATATATAGATATAATTCTAATGGTGTTATAGGGGAGTCTAATGGTCGAAAAGATAGTAGATATAGGGCAGAAGGTAAAGCTGGTGACGGCGCACCGGGTATTGTTATTTTAAGATACAAAATAACTAGTTAAGGACATATATGGCAGGCTTTCGATACGGTTTAAATGACGTAGGTTTTGTTAGCACCGGGGGTGCTGTCGACTTAACTACTCTTACTACTTCTAATATTCGGGAAGGGTCAAATCTTTACTACACTAATGCAAGAGTTCTTGCAAATTTAACAACCCTAAGTGTTAATGTATTAAGTGATGTAGACCTAACCGGTATAAGATCCAATCAAACTCTACTCTGGGATGGTTCTAAATTTATTCCAGGCAATGTTATAATAACATCACAGGGTGGGCCTGCTAATACTGCATCATTTGCTACATTGGCGGATTTAGCTAATCTTGCATATGTAGCGAATGTGGCAAATACTGTACTTTCTTTAACAGGATTGACCACAGCAAATCTTACAGAAGGTGCTAATTTATATTTTACCAACACTAGAGCAAGAGCAATATTTAGTGCAGGTCAGAATATATTAATCTCCAATACTGGTGTTATTAGTGCAAATACATTCTCAGTTGCAGTATTAAGTGCTACGGATAGTGTAAGCATTGTAGCAAATGCTGCTCTTCTTACATATAATATGGGTAAGGTGGTTTTTGATCCAAAAACTATTATTGTATCCGTTGAAGGTATTGTGCAAATACCAACCACAGATTATACTGTAAGCGACACTAATATTACATTCACATCTGTCCTTCCAGATAAGGCAAATATTGAGATTAGATTATTTGGTGCACAGGCATTCCAGGGTCAAGATATTATATCTGGTAATGTTGTTCCTGTTGTTGGGCAACAATATACTTTAGGTACAAATGCGTCGAAATTTAAATCTGCGTATATTAGTAATGTTCTAGTTGTAGGAAATGTTGCATACTATGCATCTAATGGTACTGTATTAACTGCAGCACCTATATTATCTTCAGGTAATATAGATTATGCTAATGGTAGACCCGCAATTTTATTTGCTGGTAATAATGTAGTTATTGAGGCAAATGGTCGTATTTCTTCATCTGGTGGTAGCGGGTCTGGTACCGTAGATGCGGCAAACATCGCAAACGTATTAGTTGCGGGTACATTCATTAAAATTGAACCGAATGCAAGAATTAGTGCAAATCTAATTGCTGGTACTAATATAGTAATTGAAGCAAATGGTAGAATTTCTTCTTCAGGTGCAACAGGTGCAACAGGCGCAACATCAATCGTACCTGGTCCGACAGGACCGACAGGACCTCAAGGTCCAATGGGTGGTATTAGATATACAGTATTCAATAACGGTACTTCTGATTGGGCAATCAACGGTGCGTATGATCCAACCATAACATTGGCCAGAGGTCTTACATATTACTTCGATATTAATGTTGCTGGAAATAATTTCTGGATTAAAACCGTTCAAAGTACAGGTACAGGTGATGCTTATAATTCGGGTGTAGACTTTAACGGTACTGCGGTAGGAACAATAAAGTTTTCGGTTCCTTTAGATGCCCCAGATATTCTATACTATGCATCTGAGTTGTATAGTACTATGACCGGCGTGTTTAATATAACAAATTTAGGTAAAGGCGCTACCGGAACAACCGGTCCTACAGGTCCATCTGGAGCAACCGGTCCGACAGGCCCGACAGGTCCGACAGGTCCAACTGGTCCGACGGGGGCAACATCAATTACACCTGGTCCAACTGGTCCATCTGGCGCAACAGGACCTCTGGGTTCTACAGGTGCAACTGGTGGTGTAGGTTTAACTGGAGATACAGGTGCAACTGGTCCGGGTTTATATACGGCGGGTGATAATATTATCATTGCCAACAACAGAATAAGCAGCGCAGTTTCTGTTGGTAAATCTATTGTTATGTCCATGATATTTGGATAATAGGAGAATAAAATGGGTCGTAAAATAGATAAATCGCAAATAAATGCAACAGGTAATGAGGGGCAAATTTTAACTATAAATCAAGGTAATTTGATTTATGCTAATGTTGCAAGTATTCTTCGCCCAGGCAAAAACATAGAAATTAATTCCAACGGAACAATTACTGCAAACGTAACTGATATCGTATTTAATACTCAATCTGTAGCAAACGTACTTGCCGGAGGAAATGTTCCTGGTAATATTAATATCATTGGTTCTATTACCGCAAACTCTTTTTCAAGTTCTGGTACAGGAATATCATCTTTAGTATCAGAAACTAATATAAATCTAACATCAAACGGATCTATAGGCAGTGCTGTGGTTATTACTAATTCTCCATTGCGACTAAGAGGGTATACTACAGCACAAATAAATAATATAATTGCAGTTGAGGGTGACTTAGTTTTTAATTCTAATACTAAGTTGGTTATGTATTATAATGGCTCAACTTGGTCTTCTCTATAAAGTATAACAAATGGCAAAGTTTAAATTATCCCAATTACCTGCTGCATTAACATCAAACCCCAATGACCTATTATATGTGGTTCAAAGAGGTACTGATAGTTTATCTATACAGGCAAATGTATTATTAAAAAATTTATACGATACTAAAGTTTTAAATAGTCTTGCGTTTGATAATAATACAAATTTTGTTGGGCCCAGACAAAATATAGATTTAAGCAAACCGGTTAGTTATATTTCCGTACCCAATGGTAGTTTTGAATACGTCAATATACCCAATGGCGCAAATGGGCAAGTAAAGATATTGATAGCTACAAGTGGCGATGGTACTGGGTCTTTAAGATTAGATGGAAATATTTCTGGCCCATCTATAAATTTTCGCACAAAAGGTCAATCGGCAATTATTCTATATTCAAATAATGAATGGAATATTGTAGGACAAAAAGAAACCGGTACCGCTGCTGGGTACGTGACAAGCATTAATGGTCTTGGACCAGATAAGGTAATACTTGATACTTCCAATATTGCAGAGGGGTCGAATTTATATTATACCAATACAAGAGTTAGATCAGCAATTTCTGTTTTGGGTGCAGGTAATTATAATGCAAATACCGGTGTTATAACTATTCAAGGTAATGTTATATCGGTAAACGGTGTTTCCGGTAATGTTAATCTTAAGACAGATAATATTCCGCAAGGAAATACGAATCTGTACTTCTCAAATACGCTGGCAAGACGTGCAATATCTGTCGCGGGTGCCGCAAATTACGATGCAAACACTGGAGTTATATCTGTATTTGGTAATGTAACAAGTTTCAATGGAATGGTTGGTGATATTAATATTAACACCGATGATTTAGAGGAAGGCCAAACTAATTTATATTTTACTGAAGAGCGTGCTAGACTTGCGGTGCAGGGTGCTCAGCTTTCTAATACTATTTTGTATGGTAATATTATTCCGGAAACAACAAATTTACATACTTTAGGTAATATTAATAATAAGTTTAAATCTTTATATTTAAGTAGCAATATTTTATTTAATAATGTAGAAATTAGCTTAAATTCTGCAAATGGTATTGATCTACCTTTAGGAACTACTATTGCTGGAGCATCGGTTGGTGCTATTAAAATTCTAGGTTCTCTTGCAAATATAAATCTATTTCCAGCAACAGGGAATGTATTGGGAAATGGATATTTAATATCTTCTAACCTATACGCTTGGTCTGGAAATACTTGGGTTAATGTTGGCCCAGTTACAGGCCCACAAGGGGCGACAGGACCTTTAGGTGCAACAGGTCCGCAGGGAGCAACCGGATTAGGATTATTGGGTTCTACTGGTCGCGATGGTCCAACAGGGCCATCTGGTTCAACCGGCCTAACTGGTTCAACCGGACCAACAGGTGCCACCGGACCACAGGGCACACCCGGCGGTGCAACTGGACCAACTGGACCAACCGGACCAACAGGTGCCACTGGACCACAGGGCACACCTGGGGGTGCGACAGGTCCGCAGGGAGCAACCGGTTCTACAGGTCCCCTAGGGCCAACTGGAGCAACAGGGCCGCAGGGGGCATTTTCCGCAAACTCAAATGGTCAACTAAATTCTTTAGGGGTCGGGGTTACTCCTTCCGGTGTTGCGGGTGAGATTCGAGCAATTAATAATATTACTGCGTATTATTCTGATGATAGATTAAAAACAAATTTGGGTCAGATTAAAAATGCTTTAGAGAAGATTAAAACTTTATCAGGATTTTATTTTGAAGCAAACGAAACAGCAAAATCTTTAGGTTATACAACAATAAGAGATGTTGGAATTTCTGCACAAAAAGTACAAAACATTCTACCCGAAGTTGTTGTACCTGCACCGATAGATGACCAATATTTAACTGTAAGATATGAAAAATTGATACCGTTATTGATTGAAGCAATAAAAGAAATTGATATCAAAGTTTCTGATTTAAGTAAAAAAATTGACAATTTAGGACAGTAATATGACATTAGCTGCTGAAGGGTACTTATCATTTGGTGGTAATGTAGAGTCTCGTTCTATCAATTTAGAAGTGGGCAAAGCAGGAAATGCTGAGATCACTTTAAATGACCAAGATGTTAGATATCTTGCAAGAATAGGTGCTGCAAACGCCGAAATTTCTATTTTTGATTTCTACGGTAAATCTTATTTTGTATTTGGCGAACAAACATATATTCTTCCTGGTAACTATATCTGGACTTGCCCTGCAAACGTAACCAGTGTTTCTGTGGTATGTGTAGGGGGCGGTGGGGGCGGCCACTCCGGTTCAGATATAACACCCATTGGTTCTGCGGGCGGTGGCGGAGCACTTGCATACAGAAACAATATAACTGTTATTCCTGGACAAGATTATAATATCACAGTAGGTGCAGGTGGAACCGGGCATATCAAAATAGATGGAGTAGAAATACAAGCAGCGACTGATGGTAATGCCACAGTTGCTTTTTCTTGTATTGCCGGTGGAGGCGAAGCTGGATCTAGATATGATGCAAATGTAGATTTCGGTCCTGGAGAAAAACTTGTTCTTTATAGTAATGGTGGCGCTGTTCTTGGTGTTACTGATGGTGGTGGTTCTGGTGGTCGAGGGGGTCTTCCGGATTTTACTGCATTAGGTGGCAGAGTACCCGGTGGCGGTGGAGCTGGGGGTTATTCGGGCGCAGGTGGAGATGGTGCTGCAGGTAAACAACAGGTAGGACAATTTCCAACAGGCCCAGGCGAAGCCGGCGCTGCGGCAACTGGAGGTGGCGGTGGTGGTGGCGGCTCAGGTTATTTAGATAATAATATTAGAGCAAACGTAGGTGGTTCAGGTGGCGGAGTCGGTCTTTACGGGGAAATCACATCCGGGGCAGGTGGTCTCGGTGGCTCCCAATCTTTTAATAGACAAGATGGTCGGGATGGTTCTACTGCTACAGTACTACCGTATCATAATGGTGGCGGCGGAGGCGCTGGCTCCGGTGCATTGACTAGATATGCAGCAAATGGTTTTCCTGGTGCGGTGAGAATTATTTGGCCAGGCAGAATAAGAAGATTTCCTAACTCATATACAACAAATGTTTAAAGAATATATCGTAGGATTGAATAAAGATGTAGACTATGACCTTTTCTGGAAAGAAATGGAAGAACAATCTACAACTGAATTTCTACCAATTAGAGCTGTAGAAATAGTAAATAATCGAGATGGTTCATTAAGAAGTTGCCATTATTCTTTAACTGAAGAAGAAGCAATTACTCTAAGAAATGATCCCAGAGTTTATTGTGTGGAAATTCCTCCAGATCAAAGAGATGATATTGAAATTGGATATTCTACATCCCAGGCGGACAATTTTAATAAAGTTTTTACCAGTAATACCTCAAGCGTAAATTGGGGCTTGGTTAGAATGAATTCAAGAATTAATACGTATGGTGCCAATACTTCCTCGTATATAAGTAATTATAATTATGTACTTGATGGCACAGGGGTAGATATTGTTATACAAGATACCGGATTACAAATAGATCATCCGGAGTTTACTGATTCTAATGGTAATAGTAGAGTAAAATTAATAGATTGGTATGTTGCAAGCGGTTTAAGTGGTACTCAAAGTGTTAACCATTACAGAGATTTCGATGGCCATGGTACGCATGTTGCCGGTATTGCCGCAGGTAAAACTTTTGGTCGAGCAAAAAATGCAAATATATATTCTCTTAAAGTTCGCGGATTAGAACAGAAAAATACTGATTCTGGAACAGGTATTTCTATTGTAGATTGCTTTGACGTGATAAAGTTATGGCATAGATATAAACCAATAGATCCCAAAACAGGATTTAAGAGACCGACGGTTGTTAATATGTCTTGGGGTTATAGTAGAACAATACCAGTCTCAGGAATATCTTCAGTCTCATATCGAGGAAATATATATTCCAATACTACAATTCTTTCTTCTTTTACAGGTAGACGTGATAACTACGGTATAGTAACAATTCCGGATTCAAATGGTTCCATTAGTACAAATATTAGAGTATCTTCTGTCGATTTAGATATACAAGAATTGATTGACGAAGGAATAATTGTTGTTATTGCTGCAGGAAATCTGGGATTTAAGATAGATTATTCGTCCGGAATAGATTACAATAATTATATTAATTCATCTGTGGGCGCCACATATTACAATCAAGGGCATAGTCCATATAGTAATAGTGCAATTGTTGTCGGCAATATAGATTCTTCCGTTGCAAATGTATCCGGAATATTTTTAGATATTAAAGCAACATCCTCGGAAACAGGCCCAGGAGTACATGTATATGCTCCGGGTACGAATATAGTGAGTTCTATTAGTAACACGAATACTCGTACCAGCGCAGTATATTCTAAAAATACATTATATAAACAATCATTACTATCTGGTACTTCTATGGCATCTCCGCAAGTAGCAGGTTTACTTGCATTATATCTACAACAAAATCCAGGTGTAAGTTCGGATAATGCAAAAAAATGGCTAATAAATAATAGTGTAGCAAATTTATATTCTCCGGCATTTAGTTATGCTGATGGATATTCTTTGCTCGGTGGAGCAAATTTAATAGCATATAATCCATTCGGATTATCCAGTACTGGTAATATATCGGGTCCTATTACTTTTAAAGACGTAAATTTTACACTAAGGGCCTAATATGGTTTTTGATTTGACGGAAGATAATTTTTTGGTTTACGCCATGAAAAATTATGATAATCCGAGTTGCATGGGAATGGATGAGTTTTTAGATGATCTTAAGAAATTTAAATATATAAAAAGATTACTTAAAAAGCCTGCAGGAAATAAAGATCTGCGCGAAAGATTAATACTAAATCATATAATTGTTCTTGGTAACTTATTTGGAATTGAAGCAACGACAAAGATGTTGTTCTTTAAAATAGAAAGTAAATTTTGGCCTGAATTAAAAACCTTTCTTGTCTTCTTAAACTATATGCCATTAAAGGTAATTGTTACTAAGGGTGTGGAAGTTTATAGCGATGTTATACAAATTAATGAGCCAATCTTAGAAAAGCTTAAGGGTATATAAATGGGTCGTTTTATAGACAATGCAATCGCATACAGAATATTATCTTTATTAGTTACTCCCTTTAATCAAACTTCCGCATATAAGATGGGGATAATAGATGAAAAGGGTAAAGAACTTAGAAAGATGTCACAACTGAATACAATCGAGGAGCGTGATGCATATACGCTATTACATAGATTGGTGTTTAGATTAAAAAAGATTATAGAAAAAGTACCTTTCGACAATAAACGTCTAGTATCCTTGGCTGCAGCATATTCTCTTATACGTGAATGTGTGAATAAAGAAGAGGAACCTATGGGTCTAGAAATGAGATTTATAAATATTATAGAGACCAATTTAAATGAAGAACTCATTTTAGTCGAACAGTTCTTACAGAATAACAAAATGTTCACATTCAAACAATTCACTGAAGAAGATGGTGCAGGTGCCCCGGCAAATAATGCTGCAGCTACTCCCGGAATCGCGGGATTGGGAAAAGATGTCCCTGTAAGTAAAAAGAAACAAAAAGAATATACTGCCAGTAATAGTATATTCCGCAGAAATGCAAAAACTCCTAAAATGCCTTTATAGAAATAAGAAAAATGATTAATAAACTAAAAACACTTGTTAAAAACGTATTTGGTAAAAAAGACGTTACTACCCCTCCAGTTGTTGAAGTAGTTAAGCCTGCAGAACCAGAACCTAAATGGGAAGTTAAAATTACTCCGGTGGAATCTTCTAAACCTAAGCAAAATAATACTAAGCGTGGACCTAAACCACAACAAACACCTAAGCAACAATCCAACAATTCGCAGGTTAAAAAGCCTGCGGTTAAACAAGGAACAGCTATACAGGCTCCTGCAAAACAAGCACCAAAAAAGACAACAGTAAATAAAAACAAGGGAGATCCTAATGCCGACAAATCAAGAACCAGTAAATAATTATTACACTGCTGATTTGACATCTAGAGTATCTGTACTTGAAGATAGAGTTGTGTCCATAGCAACTAGCATAGATAAAATTGAAAGCAAAATGGATAACAACTATGCGGTTTTGCATTCGAGAATTAGCGATCTTAGAGATGATTTGAGAGACGATTTTGAAAAGAAAAATGACAATCTCTTATCTAAATTAGAACAACATAGTCTAACCAGCCAGGCTCAAAATGCAGTTATCATGGAAAAAATTGGCGACGGTGATAAATGGCGCTGGATGATTTTGGGTGGATCTGTAGTAATTGGTTATGTTTTGGCACACATTAAATTGGAAAATTTATTCTAATTGCTTGACTTCTAGCAATTTTTATATTATAATTTAGACTCCCGTGAAGGAGTCTAACTTTGTCTTTGTTTGTTGATCTTAAGTATTTGCAGTTGATAGGTAATCAGCTGCCTCTTTTTAAAAAGAAAAAGGATATACTATATAACTGTAAGTGTGTACTATGCGGGGATTCCTCGACAAAAAAGAATAGGGCCCGCGGATACTTTTTTGGCTTAAAGAATGAACTATTTTATAAGTGTCATAACTGCGGTGTATCTTTACACTTTGGCTCATTCCTTAGACAAATAAATGAATCATTGTATAGTCAGTATGTCCTTGAACGATATACTGAGGGACTTCCTTCAAATAAACCTCATCAAAAGGTTGAGGACAAATTTAAAATGGCAGAACCGGTTTTCGAACAAAAGAAAACTTCTTTGCTAGATGAAATACTTGATCGGCTTGATACATTACCCGAAGATAACGAAGCGGTTCAATTCTGCATAAAACGTGGAATACCGAAAGATAAATTTAATAAACTATACTTTATACCTAATATAAAGGACATAGTTCAATTAAAAGATTCTTATAAAGATCAAATAACTACGGATGAACCTAGATTAGTTATTCCTTTTTTTGATAAGAACGGTCAGTTGACAGGTGTGACTTGTCGAGCGCTTCGAGATGAGAAACTTCGTTACGTGACTATCAAGATAAAAGAAGAAGATGTCTTGGTCTTTGGTCTAGATACCGTGGATAAAGATAAGACTATATATGTAACAGAAGGTCCGTTGGACAGCCTGTTCTTACCTAATGCAATCGCGGTTGCTGGTACAACTTTTGGTAAAATCGAAATGCTTGATCTGCCAAAAGAAAAGATGGTATTGATCTTTGACAATCAACCAAGAAACAAAGAAGTTTGCAAATTGCTTGACAAAGTGATCAATGCCAATTATAATATAGTTGTGTGGCCTCAGACATTAGATCTAAAGGACATCAATGATATGGTTTTGGCTGGGAAGAAACCGCTAAAAATCATAAAAGAAAATACTCATAACGGCTTGCAGGCCAAACTTAAATTTACTGAATGGAAAAGGTGCTAAAATGACGACATTTACTCGAACTGTAGAATATGATCCAATCAATGATGTTTATTACATTGAGTTGGGTAATGAAATTACTGATGCGGTCGGTTGGGATGCAGGCGATACTTTGAATTGGGAAGATAACGGCGATGGTTCTTTTTCCTTGACCAAAAAAGAACAAGCGACCGAAATGGAATGGGTAATGGTTGAAGCCATATCAACATTCCGTATGCGTTATATGGTGGAAGTACCAAAAGGCAAAGCAGAATGGGCACTTGATACTGTTACAATGAATGAGGCAGAAGAATTTTCCCAAGAACATCTTGGAGAACAGATTGTGTCTCATCGTGTAGTCAGCAAAGAAGAAGCATTGGCGTTGTGCGATGCTGACAATGATTATTGCAACACTTGGAATGATGAACAAAAAGTAAAAGCATTTTTTACAAAGTTTAAAGAATGACGGACGAAGAAGTTCTGGCCAAATATAAAGAAATGAAAGATTACTATGGCGGTAATCTTCCCGATCCTGAGCACGAACCCATTCGTTTTGCCTACTACGTAAAACTATTTAAATACTATAAACCGAAAGAAGAAATTTCATTATGAAAATCGATATTGGACCTTATAAGAATTGGTTCGGACCATATCAATTGGCAGAGCTTCTATGCTTCTGGGCCAAAGAAGAAAAAGATGAGTATGGGTTTCCAAAGAAACCTGAATGGGTACATAATTTCGGAGAATGGCTAGCCCACGGCAAAATTTTGCCCGAAACTAATGTTTGGAAATTTGACGATAAGCGTGAGAACACCTTGCTTTACAAGTTTTTGCTTTGGATTGAAAGCAAGCGTAAGCGTACTGTAAAAATTCGTATTGACAAGTATGATACTTGGAATATGGATCGCACGTTGGCTATGATTATTCTTCCTATGCTTAAACAACTAAAAGAAACCAAGCATGGTTCACCCTTTGTTGACGACGAAGATGTTCCAGAGAATATTCGTAGCACCAGTGCACCCCCTAAAGAAAATGAATGGGATACTGACGAAAATCATTTTAAGCGTTGGGATTGGGTTTTGGATGAAATGATTTGGGCATTTGAACAACATCAACCCGATTGTGATTGGGAACAACAATACTACAAAGGTAAACATGATATATATTCTGAAGCATCTGCTTGGGATGAAAATGGCAAACCTACTATGTATCGAATGAAGCATGGACCCGAAGATACATTCACGGCAGATTGGGATGCTATTAAAATACACGGAGACCGAATCAAGAATGGTATGATTCTATTCGGTAAATATTATCAAGGATTGTGGGATTAAAAATGATTACTAAAATTTATTTAGATATGGATGGCGTTATTGCTAATTTCGACGACCGTTTCCAAGCTATGTTTTCTAATGACATAGACTTTATGGAGGGTTTTAAGACAAACAGAATGAAGTATTTTCGCAAATACTGGGATGCCTTTTTAGATAATAAAGGGTTCGAACAATTACCAGATTTTCCTGGCGGCAAAGAACTTGTAGAATATTTGAATAGTACAGGAATCCCTGTAGAAATTCTTTCTTCAAGTGGCGGTAAACATCGTTACGATGAAGTCGTTGCACAAAAAACAAAATGGCTTCAAGATCGTGGTATAAATTATGTAGTAAATATTGTTCCAGGCAAAAGACATAAAAAAGAATATGCCACTTCTAATATGTTTCTTTTGATAGATGATTTAGTAGCAAACTGTACAGACTTTTCTGATGCTGGCGGGCAATCTATTCTGCATACTTCCGCAGAAGACACAATTAATAAAATTAAATTTGAAATAGAATACCCATGAACGTAAAATTAATTTCTTACTCGCAAGTAAATACCGACATCTTTAATAACGATGAGATGTCGTCAATTCAAGATCTTGTAGCATTTTGTGCAAGAGTTTCCAACCCATCAAATCAAATGAATATGGAAACTTCTGAAAAATTGATTAAATATCTAATTAATAATCAGCATTGGTCTCCTTTGGAAATGGTGTCTGCTACATTAGAAATTGAAACTACTCGAGACATTGCAAGGCAAATGCTTCGTCATCGGTCATTTTCTTTTCAAGAATTTAGTCAAAGATATGCAGATCCAACAAAGGATTTAGATTTCGTAATACGCGAAGCGAGACTACAAGATCCTAAAAATAGACAAAATAGTGTTGAGACGGACAATCTTGCTTTGCAGGCATTTTGGGAGACCCAACAAAGTAATGTAATTACTGCAGCAAAAAATGCTTACGCATGGGCTATTGCTAACGGCATTGCTAAAGAACAAGCAAGAGCAGTTCTGCCCGAAGGATTGACTGTTTCTCGTCTATATATGGCGGGCACACTGCGGTCTTGGATTCATTATATTCAATTGCGCTCGGCAAATGGAACACAAAAAGAGCATGCCGAGATTGCAAAAGCTTGTGCGATGGTTATTTCCTCAATCTTTCCTATGTCTAAAGATATCGTAAAAGATATATAATATTAGGAGAGATAAAACTATGTGGATTCTAAACTTTCTTCCTACCTGGGGAGTTCATGCTATTCTAATAATTGGAATTGGTATGATGCTGGTAGGTTTATCTATGGGTACTCGATTGGGTAATACTAGTCTAGTTCCGCTTCCGTTATGTCTAGTAGCAACACTATTACTTGCAGCTGGGCTTTTTCTTGAGGGTAGCAAATATAATGAAGAAGTTTGGCAATCCAAAGTACAAGAAGTTGAGGCTAAACTTGCAATTGCTGAGAAACAATCCAAAGAAACAAATACTAAGATTGTCCAAAAAATAGTAACAAAAACAAAAGTTGTTACTACTCGAGGTGAAGACATTATTAAATATGTTGATAAAGAAGTTGTAAAGTATGACACCAAATTCGCCCGAGGCGGGGAATGTGAAATACCAAAAGAATTTATTAAAGCAATTAATGATGCAGCAGAGGAACCAAAATGAGATTTATTAGTATTATACTAACATTATTTTTATTTGGTTGTTCTACAGCTGTTCCTATTGTTCCAAAATTTCCAGAAGCACCCGACCAACTACTACAAGTTTGCTCGCCTTTGGACAAAATAAATGATGATGATAAGCTAAGCGATATAGCAAAATCTATTACTAGCAATTATACTAAGTATTACAAATGCTCAATTAAAAATGAAAGTTGGATTGAGTGGTATAATAAGCAAAAATCGATTTTTGAATCTAGTAAATAATAAAAATAAAATTTAGGAGAAGAGATGACTAAAGATGTAGTCCATGGGATTGCCGTTGATTATACGCGCGATAGTTTATTTGATGAATTGGGGATTAAAAGATTAAAAGAAAGCTATATGAAAGATGACGAGGTTTCACCTCAAGAAAGATTTGCATATGTTAGCTCGACATTTGGAAGTAACCCTGCTCATGCTCAAAGGCTCTATGATTATAGTAGCCGCCATTGGCTCAGCTATTCAACTCCTATTTTATCCTTTGGTCGTTCTAAGCGGGGTTTGCCTATCAGTTGTTTTCTTCCTTATTTGGATGATAGTGCCGAGGGCTTGGTTAATACGCTTTCGGAAGTAAATTGGCTTTCTATGCTAGGAGGTGGAGTTGGAATTGGTATCGGTATTCGTAGTTCGGATGATAAATCGGTTGGAGTCATGCCCCACCTTCGCACATATGACGCATCATCTCTCGCTTATAGACAAGGTAGGACTCGTCGTGGTTCCTATGCTGCTTATCTTAATATTTCTCATCCAGATATTGTACAGTTTCTTGAAATAAGAAAACCTACAGGTGACCCCAACCTACGTTGTTTGAACTTGCATCATGGTATCAATATTACTGACGACTTCATGCAAATTATTGAGCGCAGTATGATAGATAAAGATGCAGATGATTCTTGGCATCTTAAAGATCCCAATACTGGAGAAATTAGAGAAACTGTTTCTGCTAAGGCATTGTGGCAACAGATTCTAGAACTTAGAATGATGACAGGTGAACCTTATTTGCATTTTATAGATGCATCTAATAGAGCTATGCCAGAATTTCAAAAGAAGCTTGGTCTAAAGATTCGACAATCAAATCTTTGTTCTGAGATTATTTTACCTACGGATAAAGAACGCACTGCGGTATGTTGCTTATCCTCATTGAATTTGGAGTACTATGATGAATGGAAAAATGAACCATTATTTCTCAGAGACGTTGCAGAAATGCTCGACAATGTGTTACAATATTTCATTGACAATGCCCCAGATACTATTTCAAGAGCAAAGTATTCTGCTGGGCGTGAGCGTAGCATTGGTATTGGCGCACTAGGCTGGCATGCATATCTGCAAAAGAATAATTTGCCTTGGGAATCTGCAATGGCAGTTGGCAAGAATAAACAGATATTTGAATATATTGGATCTAAACTTAAAGAAGCCAATTTAGAATTGGGTGCAGAGCGAGGCGAAGCTCCTGATGCTGCAGGTACGGGTAAAAGATTTAGCCATATGCTTGCAATTGCACCTAACGCATCTTCTTCTATTATTATGGGCAATACCAGTCCATCTATTGAACCTCTTAGAGCAAATGCTTATAGGCAAGATACTTTATCTGGTTCTAGTTTAAATAAAAATAAATATCTAGACCAGATTATTAAAGATAAATGTGAAGCAGATAAAAAATTAGATTATAATGAAATATGGTCTAGTATTATTGCAAATGACGGATCTGTTCAACATCTTGATATTCTAGATGATTGGGCAAAAGATGTTTTCAAGACGGGTATGGAGATAGATCAACGCTGGGTTATTCAACATGCATCGGATAGGCAACCGCATATTGACCAAGCACAATCGGTTAATCTATTCTTTAGGCCAGACACGAATATTAAATATCTTCACGCAGTTCACTTTCAAGCATGGAAGTCGGGTTTAAAGACTCTTTATTATTGCCGTTCCGAAAAGATTGGTAAAGCAGATAAAGTGTCTAAGAAAATTGAGCGTGAAGTAATTAAAGAATTAGACTTAAAGGCATTGACCGAAGGAGATGCTTGTATTGCTTGCGAGGGATAAATGAAAACCATAGCATTATTTCAAGACGACCGAAGCAAAGACTCAATATCATGTGGTGATGGTATAATTGAAGCACTATCTCCACATTACAATATTAAAATCTTTAAAAAAGAAGAATGCACAGCACAAACATTTAAAGATGTTGATATGCTGGTATTTCCGGGCGGTGTGGGTGATGCAGATGATTATTTTCATATGTTTCCTAGAAAGAATGCAAATGCAGTAGCCGATTTTATTGAAAAAGGCGGAGCATACCTAGGTATATGTGTTGGTGCTTATTGGGCAGGACCAAGTTATTTTGATATTTTAAAAGGTGCCGAACCAGTTCAATACATTAAAAGGCCAACTGCTGATATTACAAGAAGTTTTAATATTGCTGCTCATTGCGTGTGGGAAGGTGAAGAAGAAAGAATATTCTTTCGCGATGGTTGTACCTTTATTGGCGATTTGAGTAATTCGGAAATAGTAAGCACTTATTTTAATAAAGAACCGATGTGTATAGTTCAGGGAAAAATTGGTGTAATGGGTGCATGCTTAGATTCTTTAGAATGGTGGTATGACAACAAAACATTAAAGAAAAACTGGCATGAAGGAAGGCATCACGAGTTATTATTAAAATTTGTTGAAAGATTGCTGTTAAATGAGAAAGAAAAATGATTAAAGAAATTTTAGAAACATTAAAAGTACAAAGATGGGATGACCATAGATATTACCATCATAGCCGCATCAATCAATTTTTACATTTGATTAGTGCGCTATCATTTTTGGTAGCATATGTTTATCTATTTGTTGATCCTGTGGTGAGTGCTTATATTGCATGGTTTATTGCAATGGCCAGCAGACAAGCGGGGCATTTCTTTTTTGAACCAAAAGAATATGACACCTACAATCAAGCAACGCAAGATTACAAAGAAGAAATTAAGGTTGGTTATAATCTAAAGCGTAAACGTATATTGATTGCCTGCTGGATTGCAGTGCCCTTATTGGCATTTTTTGATGCGGAAACTATGAACCTCCTAGTTCCGTCTCAAGACACAGAAACATTCTTTAACCGTGTCGGTATGGGTTGGTTATGGTTAGGTATAGGTGCTGTTGTATTTAGAATGATTCAGTTAACAGTTAAAGATAAAATTAAAACAGCAGTTGTTTGGTGTATTAAGATTTTGACAGATCCATTCCAT